CTCATCGTGCTGCTTGCCAATCAGCCCATTCTTATTCACAACTTGCAGAACCCGACCGACAAGTGGGAACTGCTCGACCAGGAGGCTGTGGAACTTTTGACCACTCCGTTTGAGATCGCTGCCTTTAAGGAGGCGATTATGGATGCCTTGCTGAAAGGTACGAAGAGAGAGGTCAAGAGCGAAGAGTCAAAAAACGCATAGATCGGACGGAGGGCGTATCCGATGAGGAACTCTTCGCCCGACTGATTTTCTACGGAGTCACATTGCTCGGCAGAACCGAAAAAGAAGTGTGGCTGATGCCTCTCGGACACTTGCTGGACCAGTGGGAGGTTTATAAACAATTCAACGGGATCAGCAAGCCGAGGAGGGAGCATTTCATTGACGAAGCGATCCCGTTTGGCATTTGATTTGGCAAAGGACATCTTGCCGAGAGGTGTCCTTTTTTAACGCTATAAGGAGGTGAGACAACTTGGCAGATAACTTTGGTGTAAGGATCGGGGTCGAAGGCGAAAAAGAGTTCAAAAAAGCCCTCGCCGATATCAACTCCCAAATGAAAGTCCTGGGTTCGGAGATGAAACTCGTAGAGTCATCTTTCGATTCGCAAGACAAGTCGGTCGAGGCTTTGACAGCGCGGAATAACGTACTGAACAAGAACATCGATGCCCAAAAATCAAAGATCGAAACCCTTCGTTCCGCTTTACAAAATGCCTCGTCCTCCTTCGGTGAAAATGACAGAAGAACGCAAGCATGGGCAACCCAACTGAACAATGCCCAAGCGGAACTCAACAAGATGGAAAGAGAGCTACACGAAAACAATCAGGCTCTCGAAGACAGTAAAAAAGGATTCAATAATGCCGGGAAAGCTGCCGATGATATGGGGGAGGAAGTCAAGGATGCCGGAAAGGATGCGGACAAAGCGTCCGGGCATTTCGAGGCTTTGGGCGGTGTATGTAAAGCAGCCGCCGCGACCATCGCCGTGGCTTTTGCCGCTGTTTCCGCAGCCGCCATCAGCGCGGGCAAGGCACTCATCGATATGTCGCGGGAAGGCGCACAGTATGCTGATACCGTTTTGACCGAGAGTGTCGTAACCGGCATTGCAACAGATAAACTACAGGAATATATGTATGCCGCCGAACTGGTTGACGTCTCTACTGAAACGCTGACCAAGTCAATGGCAAAACAGATCAAATCGATGAAGTCGGCGAAAGACGGCTCGAAATCGATGGTTGAAGCCTATGACAAGTTAGGGGTTAGCGTTACCGATGCTAATGGTGAACTTCGCAACAGCGATGACGTCTATTGGGAACTCATCGATGCCCTCGGCAAGGTGGAAAACGAAACCGAACGAGATGCCTTGGCAATGACGATCCTTGGGAAGTCGGCGCAGGAGTTAAACCCGCTGATAACCGCCGGGGCAGAACGCATGAACGAACTCGGCGAAGAGGCGAGAAAAGCGGGGTATGTCGTTTCCGGCGAGATGCTTTCCGCTTACGGACAACTCGATGACCAAGTCCAGAAGTTGACGCTTGGTACGAAGGCGGCGAAAAACGCACTCGGCACAATTCTTCTTCCGGTTCTCACGCAACTGGCAGGAGAGGGGGTTGATCTTCTCGGTGAGTTTACCAACGGCATCCTCGGTGCGAATGGAGACCTTTCAAAGATGGGAGAAGTCATATCCGGCATTCTCCCAAAGGCGCTCGACAGTATCATGCAGTACGTCCCGGTCATCCTGGACTTAATCAAGACCATTTTGATGTCCGTGGGAAAAGCTATAGTCGACAATCTTCCTATGATCGTTTCTTCAGCAGTCGAGATAGGCAGGGCAGTATTGGATGGCCTTATTACAGCCTTGCCCCAGATAGCAGATGGTGCTTTGATGCTGGTCATGGAACTGGTGAATGTGATTCTGGACAACCTCTCGATGTTGGTAGACACGGCGATTCAAGTCGTGGTCAATCTGGCAGAGGGCATCAGCAAGGCACTCCCAAAATTGATCCCTGCTATAGTATCAGTGGTGGTTCAGGTCTGCAAGGTCATCATCGATAATCTCCCAAAGATTCTAAAGGCGGCATTGGAGCTTGTCAAGGGACTCGCCCAGGGCATTCTCGATGCCATCCCGGTATTGATTTCAGCTTTGCCGACCTTAATAAAGAGCATTATAGACTTTATTCTCGATGCTATTCCTATGATCATCGATACGGGAATCCAGCTCTTGACTTCATTGGTCAGCGCACTCCCGGTCATCATCTCAACAATTGTGAGCGCTTTACCCCAGATAATCGACAGTATCATTTCTGGGATTTTGGGGGCCATTCCACTTTTGATAGATGCGGGAATTCAGCTGCTGACCTCATTGATACAGAATTTGCCCCTCATCATTACTACGATTTTGACCGCAATTCCGCAGATTATTTCGAGTGTCCTAAATGCCATCATCGGCAATATTCCTTTGATCGTCCAAGCAGGAATCGACCTCTTGACCTCATTGATAACCAATCTCCCGACCATCATTGTCGAGATTTGCAAGGCGATGCCGCAGATAATCTCCGGGATAGTTTCCTCGCTCGGACAAGGGGTGGGGCAACTTGCCGAAGTCGGTAAGAACCTGGTCAAGGGGCTGTGGAACGGCATCCAGTCGCTTGCCTCGTGGATTTGGGACAAGGTGTCCAGTTGGGCGAGTAACCTTTGGAACGGCATCAAGGATTTCTTCGGAATCCACTCGCCGTCAAAGAAGTTTGCCGAAATCGGTAAATATATGTCGATGGGTCTCGGTATCGGTTTTGTCGATGAGATGGAAAAGGTGGATAAGGACATAGAGAAATCACTTCCGACAGATTTCGACATTGATGCAAGAACGCATTTGCATTCGGTAGCGGATGACAGTCTGATGTCCTCGCCCGTCTATTCGATGGGTGTGGGCGGCGGTTCGAGCAGTATGCCTATCAGGATATCCATTCCGTTATACCTTGACGGAAAGGAGATCGCATCGGCAACCAGTGAGATCCAATACGAGAAGAACGTTTCGTTAAAGCGGGCATTGGGGGTGACTTGATGAATATTATCATTCGTACAAGGGATAACACAAGAGTTGCCTCGGTCGGGGCAGTTACTTCTTGCAAGATCCAGGAGAAACTGTCCTCGACAAAAACCCTCACCTTTGAAACCCTACTGACCGATGACCTTCTCCGTTTGAGCGATAATCAGAACTATGTGGTGGAGTATGCCAACGAGTATTACGATGTCGTATCCTTCAAAAAGTGTATATCTTCGGGGCAGTATATGTTTTCATGTTCGTGCGAACATGTCTCTTATCGGTTAGGGTCTATCATTCAGGAAAGCCAATCGCTCCAAGGGACGGTTCGACAAATCATCTCGGACATCCTCTATGGGAGTGGTTTTACTTGCGGGGTCATAGAGCCGACAGAAACGCTCACATTCGAGATAAAAAGTAATTCAACATCACGGGCGATGATACTCGACTTCTGCCAGCAGAACGGCTTTGAGGCGGAGTTTAAGGGGTATTTTGTCTTTATTTATTATCACCGGGGAGCAACGACTCCCAAAGAACTCGTTGACCGCAATGTGGTGTCTATCAGTAAGACCACGGACCGGGCAAAGGGGACAAAAAGTTATGCTTGCACTCTGCGTTCTCCGACCGATATCGTTATTGGGGACGAGGTGCATTTTGCTTTCAGCAGCCTTGGTATAAACGAATATGTGCGGGTTATCGGAAAGACATATGACCCGTTCACGTCCAAGGAAGTAAGTATAGAAGTGGATACCGAAAAGCCGGGATTGGAAACCCAACTCGTCCGAATGGAGTCGAATGCCATCAAAAAGGACGTGGCTTATTACGGTGTCAAAATCGCAGACGAGAGTGGACTTACCATTACTCGTGCCGATGGCAAAGGCGAGATCATTATCAATGCGGATAGGTTCGTTATGCGAGCGGCAGACCCGGTTACTGGTGAGATGCAAGACAAACTCTACTTTAATCCGCAGACCGGGGAATACACCTTTGTCGGAAACATCGATGTTGACGGCGGTGAGATAAACATTGCCGACAAATTCAAAGTGGATGTGAACGGCAACGTGTATATGCAGGGCAGTTCCGTGATCTATGGTGGACGCTATTTTGCGGGAAGACCCGGCGATGATTCGGGCTATTCCGAAATGACGGATAACGGTTTCGTGGTCTTGAACGGAGATAACGAAATCAAACTTCGCCTGGGTTACACCACAGAAGATGAGGACTATCCGTTCTTGCAACTCGGCTCCGGTAGTGGCGCAAGCACCGACTTCGGTCTTGTTAAAAAGTTCTCCGATGGGCTTTGGATAGGCAATGCCGAACCCGAGGACGAGACGGGTGCTTTTGAGGCAAAGCCGGGGTACAACGGCATCTTCTTCCGGTTCTCGGACAATACGGCCTATGTGGTTCGAGACCGAGTGATGAAAAACATTTATACGGGGTCTGCGGTAGCTCGATTCGGATAAGGAGGTAACCGTATGATCACGCCTTGGAGTTGGAGTACCTCCAATGGAGATGCGACTGATTCGCAGACCCAGAGTGCCTATGCAGCCATAACCGGGAACGGCCTCACCACCGGCTTTTCATATAAGGTGTGGAACGACCTGGTGGACAAGATAAAAGAGGTGACGGATGAACTTCGGCGAGGCTGGCAAACGAAGTATCTCACTTATTCCGGCACTCGGATGAACATATTAAGTAAAAATCTAACGGCGGAGAAGTTTAACTCTGCCGTTTTGAATGTCTGCTATCTTTGGTGGTCTTGGGCGCTTGACCCAACGCAGCAAGGGTATGTGGGACGGACAGAGTTTTACGGTATAGCGCATTCGGGTGATTATGCCGCCGACTTTGTGTATGGGCGGTATTTCCTTGAACTTACGAACCGGCTGAACTTGATGATAGGCATCATCAACGGAACCGGTCAACTGTCGGAAGCTGATGCGGTAGGCTTGGAAATCGGAGAGTTTATAGCAGAGGCATCCCTTATAGAAACATTAGACCTTGTCACGAACAGTGTGACGGAGATCGTGTCCAATGCCGATATTACCAACGCGCCGAGAGTGAGCTTGGCAACTTTGGATAGGCTTTCCTCATCGATTAAAGCGGAGATGGAACTTTCCGACTTCGAGGATGGTATTCAGGCATTTGGATTTCAGGCTTTGCGTTTTGTCGAAACTTTGCGCGTTTTGCTTACTGCGCCTATGGATGTCCAGGGTAGGTCTCCGTTAGGTGGAACTGCGAATATGGAAAACCCGGCAACCCGTCCATTGGAGTCGAATGCTGTTTCCCATATTGAGGGGGATAAAGAGGCTACTGTCGATCCGTCTTCTTCGATGAAAACGAATGCGGTCGCTGAAAACAATAACACGGCAGAGGCGGCAAACTTAAGGTCGAAAAAAATGAAAGTCTCCGAATCGCAGACTATTGCCGGGGATCAGATATTACAAGCGGACCGTAGTGCATCGTTTGACTGGACAACGCTTGCCTCGATTCTTCACACGGACAATGAAATCACCATGGTGAATGCGCTGTGGGCATACATGGAGAAAAATCTCCACTTGATACTTTCGCTTTTTGTGAAAGTAACATTGCAACGGTCTTTGCGCTTGACGATAACTGGGGGCGGGCAAGCCACCGATACCGCCACTATGCAGAAAGACCCTACTGTTCTATTCAATGCCCAGGGTGGGGGCATAGAGGCTGGGTCAGCAACGGCACGATTGGATGAACCTCTTTCTTTTACGGGAACTGCCGCGCAACGTGGCGAGGGGAGCGGTACACTTGCAAAACGCAAATCGGTAAGGTTTAGCGGTATGCTTTCCTTTATCTCCTCACTCTACGCAGAGATGACGATGGAGTATTCCAAGATTGCGTACCTGGAGGCGATCTCCGCTTTGGTACATACAACGAATGCGGCTATGGTTATTGCCGGGAGTTCGGCTATGTCAAAGCAAGAAGATGCCACTCTTGAAATACTCGCCGGTATCAGCGGAATGATATCTTCCTCGATGGATGTCCTATGCATCGAACTTCTGGCAATCGGCGCAGATATTGTTACCGGGACTGCGGTTCAAGCAGAAAAACAAACTGATACAATTCTGTCAATCTTGGCAGATGCGGAATCGAAACGAATAGTCAATATCCTGGTCAATAACCCCGTTAACGTGCATATTTCGCCTTCAGCGGAACTCGAAAGACCATTCTTTTTGAGCGGTGTTGCGGGTGGAAGTTTGAGCGAAAATGCGGAAATGGAGAACACCGAACCGACTACTTTCAACACAAACGAAAGGGTGTCTATTTTGACCGGCGCATTGCTGGCCTTGCGAAACGAGATCATTCCTGCTTATGTTGAAGTCTCGCACATTTTAGAGGCTGAAGGCAAGGCTGGGTTGGTGGATGTTTCGCACTCGATGACCGCCGAGATCATTTCCAGTTTAGGCATCGATGCCGAGGCAGAGACACAGATATTTGCACCGATAGATGCAAGGGTGTCTGCACTTATGTCCGTGAGGGCGATTTTGGATTACCTGGCAAGGTGGGACTATCCCATTCAATCCGGCACTGATCTTATGATAAGGCAAGTAAAGATAACCGAGCAGTTCGGGAGCGGGCTTTATTTGGATATGGGCGAAACGGTGTACGAACTGGTGTCCTTGCTTGAAACGGTAGCAAAAATGTCGATGCAGTATCGGCAAGACAGCACCACGCGGTTGATTTCCTTTACCGTTTTAGAGAGCGGGACATTATCAACCGTCAGTGCAAGTGCCTGGATATATCCGGTGAAAAAGAATGCCTATGAACTTTCGGTTAGGCAGGTTTATACGGCAAGACAAGCCGAGGACAAATTGGAGGTGGAATAATGCCTAATGTGATACTAAAAAACGAAAATGGGGAGCCCATAACCTACAACAACGTTCGGAGTGTGACTATCCCCAATGACCAGGGGCTTGCGACTACTTTTCACTTTGGAATCCCCGATGAAACACCTATATGCCAGCAGTTCAATGCGTATTTGAAGGCATCGGGAGCGAGTGGCGGTAGGCTTGCCGCAACCATTTATACCGGAAATAACTATCGGTTGGTAGGGACAAATACCTTTCCTGATTTCGGGCTTTGGCTTGTTACTTCTTATGATGCTGTACAGCTTTATTCCGGAAGAGGGTGCTGGGTGAACTTTATACCCGTCCCCGGTGGAGTGCTTATCTCGACTAATTCCAGCTCATACGGAACAGACTCACAAGGGATACTGTTCTATGACGAAGCAGAGATGACGGTGCGAAAGATTACGAACCTTGGATATGGGTTCAGTAACTCTACCTCTTACTACACAAAACTGGATAACGGGATACTCGTTTATTATAGCAATGTCTGCCTATATGTCGATTATTCGGATTTTTCCGTAATGACGGTTTTTAATCAGTCCTTTGGCTCTTTGAAAGTTCTAAAGACTCCAGACGGTGTAATTATCTGCCCGTCAAGTAGCACAGACCTTCCGATCCGTATCTTTTATGAAGACACGAAAACAGTAGTGGTTGGAACTACGAACACGTGCTATATAGCCAACATCGTGAAAATGAAGGATGACCACTATATTGCAGCCAACACCTCATATTCGAGGTATATGCAACTGATTATTCCGTCCCAGGGTATTATCCGAAGTTTGGATGTGGTCCAGGGAGCTTTTGGTAGGGTATACGAATACCCGGAATTCGTTCTTTTCGGCTCTTATAACAGCTCGTATAACTATGGTCTGTATCTCATTGACAGAGAAACACTTGAAATAACGAGACTCCTCACGACCGGTTGTTCGTTTGAGTATAGAGTGAATACACCCCATGGAAGTTTGTTTTATTCTTCAAGCAGCAACTCATCCTATCGTGGGTACATTTATTTCGATAAGGAAAGAAAGACCGCCATAAGAAAAGACATCTCCGGGTGCTATTGGAATTATGTGGTCGAGGTGAAAAACGGATTATTTATAGGCTCATCGAACTATTCCGGCTTTCACTATTTCGATTATGATACCCAGGAAGATGCTTTTCTTTATAACAGTTATTCCTATTGGAGCAATGCTTATTACGATGAGGTTAATGACTGTTTGATCGCTTACTCTCAAAACAACAGCTGCGGAATACTGGTATATGATTTTGTGAACGCTACGGCTACTCGATACACCTCATATTATTACCAGTCATCGTTCAAGTGCGGGCATAAGATATTCTTTATCTCCCAATCGTATACCGGGGTTTGGGTATATGATGACCGGACAAAAACGGTCGCTCAAGACACAACCTTTTCAAATACCTATTACGGGCTTGCGAGAGCGGTCCCCGGTGGTTGTCTTATTGTTTCCAATTACAACGGAGATGGTTCGATTTACTTCTACGATGAAGATGAAGATACAATCACTCGGCTTGCGACCGGGAATGCCGGGACCGGGGTGTTGGAAGACGGAGATGAAATTATCTTCTATAGCAACAATAGCTCCTATACCGGGGGAATCCGTGTTTATAACAAAACCACTCGGACGATAACCTTGGTCTATAACGGCGGTTATTACTGGACCAAGCTGATGAATTTGGAAGATGGATATATCTTCGTTTCTAACAATTACGGAATGTACCGATATTATCGAGATACGAAACGATTTGTATCCGTTTACAGTTCTTTTACGCAAGCATCCTATATCGACAAAAAGGAAATCCCCGGGGGGTATCTTTTCTGGTCTAACTATGGCAGTACGAGTTATCCCCAGGGAATTTATTACTATGACGTAGAAGCGAACAAGATGAAGAGTGTATATAGCAAGGCTTGCCGATGGTCGGAGTATGAGGAAACCTTGGGTGGGTATTTTATCACGATTAAGGATTTGCCTTTTTACAAAAAGCTCTTCTGGGACAACGAAACCAAAACAATAACAGAAGTATAAAAGGAGGATTTTATTATGGCATTCACGAACACAGGCAGTACGGCGATTCTCAATGGGCTGATCGGAAAGGGGAGCGGTTCTCTTTCCAACTGTTACATGGGACTCTCTACAACCGAACCCACGGCGGCGGGTGGCAACTTTACCGAACCTTCCAGCACCCTTGGCTACGCACGAAGTGTTATCGGCATTTCGGGACAGACGGCAACCCAGGTGATGGGAACCCCGGCAAACGGCTCCGTATCGAACACCGACATCATCTTCTTCCCGGAGGCAACCGGCTCGTGGGGTACGATTACCCACTTCGGTTTGTTTACCCAGGCAAGCGGTGGACAGTTGATTGTTTACGGCGCTTTGACGTCACCTATCACGGTATCGGCCAACTATGTGCCTCTTTTCCGTGCCGGGAACTTCACTTTGACCTTGATGTAAGGAGGTGCGGTATGGCAGATGCGGAGAAGAAGTATGTTGAAATGTCGGCCACACTTGAGGTCAACATTTCGGAGCTGTTGTCGCAGTTCATGACACAGCAGTTCCTTGAGATGCTCAAACGAGCGGCACAAAGGAGGGAGATGAAAGATGACGGTAACAAGTGAGACCATTATCACTGTCGCGGCGGTGATCACGGCACTCGGAATTATCTTCGGAGTGATTTTTACGGTTTACCGCTGGTACTTAAAACAGAACAAGAAGGATGAGGACATCAAATCCATCAAGGACGAACAGACCTTGCTGACATATGGTGTCCTTGCGTGCTTGAAAGGTCTGAAAGAGCAAGGGTGTGACGGCCCTGTCACCACGGCAATCGACCAGATCGAAAAGCACCTAAACAAACAAGCTCATAAATAGGAGGTATTATTATGGAGCAGTATTTGGAATTGATATCCGTCCCGGCGATTGCGACCATCGTTTATTGGGTTATCAACCTTATAAAGTCAGTGGTGAACAACGAAAAGTTCAATCGCTTTATTCCGCTCATAGCCACGGGGCTTGGTGTGGTTTTCGGAGTTATTGCGTTTTTTGCAGTACCTTCAATTATCCCGGCAGAGAACATTTTCGTGGCGATTATCATTGGCGGCGCGAGTGGCTTGACCGCAACCGGTACGAACCAGGTGATAAAGCAGCTCTCGAAGGACAAAAACGAAGCAGAAAAGTAACGAAATAGCCTATCTCGGAAAGAAAAATCCGGGGTAGGCTTATTTTTTTTTGCTCGGACACCTAAAAAACGGGGGTGTTTTTCTCCATACAGTGAAGGAGGTGTCCAAATGACGAATGAAGAGAAACGCACCATTATTGAATTGCGAGAAAAAGGACTGGCATATAGCAAGATTGCCTTGCAAGTAAACATTGCGTCCAGCACGATAAAATCGTTTTTTCAAAAATATGATAAAGGCAGTGGGGCATCGGTTTGCTTGGAATGCGGTAAAGCCATACCCGTGATCCCACACAGAAAGAAAAAGAAGTTCTGCTGCGATGTTTGTCGATTTGCTTGGTGGTCAAAGCATCGTGATGCTCGGCAATTAAAAGCCATATATAACTATGTTTGTCCGACTTGCAGGAAAGAATTCACTGCGTATGGCAATCCGCATAGAGTTTATTGCTCACGTGCTTGTTCGGCAGAAGGGCGAAGGGAGAGGTATGGAAAAGGAAATGTATAAGAGTTATACCGACTATAGTCTAACGATGAATATGGTTAAAGAGATGCTTGCCAGAGGCATTATTTCGGAAGAAGACTATGCGAAAATCGAGACAAAAATATGCGAAAAATATCGTATCAATTTGTCGAGTTTTTTCCGTTATAAAGGCTCGAAATGACTGGATATATTCCTGTTTTAGAGGTAATATACGACTACCCTAAAAGAGGAGGTGTCCAGATGAAAAGTATCGAAGAGAAACGAAGGATTTTTGAACTTCATAATCAGGGATTAGGTTATAGCAGAATTGGTGCCATAATGGGCTTTTCGCCTAATACGGTCAAATCAATTATAACCCGCGCTAAAGTCGATGGATGCTCCGTTTGCCTGGAGTGCGGAAAAATCCTATTCTTCACTCAAAAGAAAAAGCAAAAGAAGTTTTGTAATTATGATTGCCGGATGGCCTGGTGGTCAAAGCACCGAGAAAAAAGAAACTTAAAAGCTATGTATGATTATGTCTGCCCGGTTTGCGGGAAAGCATTCACGGCATATGGTAATCCGCATAGAGTTTATTGCTCTCGTGAGTGTTCTGCGAAAGCGAGAAAGGAGGCTTGGAATGGAAAGAAATGTTGAGAATATAACACCGAGAATAATGCCGTCTATGCGGTTAAAGCGTGTGTGCGCGTATGCACGAGTGTCCTATGAAAAAGAATCGTTGATGCATTCGCTTTCGGCGCAGATCAGCTATTACCAAGACTACATTCAAAAGCGACCCGGTTGGATATTTTGCGGAGTATATGCCGATGAACCGGTTTCAGGGACGAAAGAAGGTAGAAAGCAGTTCATCACAATGATAGGCGAATGCAAAAAGGGGAATATCGACCTCATCATAACGAAGTCTATATCGCGCTTTGCAAGGAACACAGTGGTTTTGCTTGAAACGGTTCGAGAATTGAAAAGCCTGGGGGTTGAAGTTTTCTTTGAAGAACAGAACATAAGCACTTTTACCACCGAGGGCGAATTGATGCTCACCATTCTTGCTGCATATGCCCAGGAAGAAAGCCTTTCAAACAGTGAGAATATGCGGTGGCGAATAAAGAAGTGTTTTGAAGAAGGAAAGCCCTGGAGCGGGCATATCTACGGCTATAAGTTGATTAACAGACGTTTTGAGATAATTCCCGAAGAGGCGGCGGTCATTAAAAAGATCGTTCAGTATTACTTGGACGGACACGGATATGTGAAGATTGCGAAGATGCTCAATGCCGAAGGAATACCGAGTAGCGGTGGCGGTCTTTGGAATCACGCAGGGGTCAGCGGAATATTGAAAAATTACAACTATACCGGGAACTTGATTCTTCAAACATCCTATACTACCGATTATCTTACGAAAAAATGGAGAAGAAACCGGGGAGAGTTGCCAAAGTATCACGCAGAGGAAACCCACGAGGCGATTATTCCGCTTGAAACATTCAATTTTATTCAGGAAGAAATGGCAAGGCGTCGAAACGAATATGGGGAAAAAGTAGCAGCGGAAACAAAGCCGGAATACCCGTTTTTCGGGATGATTAAATGCCCCTGCTGTGGGGTTCATTATCGCCGAAAGAAAACCTACTATACGGTAGCATGGGTTTGCAGCACTTCTTCGCAAAAAGGAAAAGACTTCTGTCCACAGACGCAGACCATTCCCGAAGATATCCTTACGGCGGTCACTTGTGATGTCGTGGAAGTCGAACAGTTAAACGCTACTGC